CACGAAGCTGAAGTTCGGTGGGATTAAGTACCCACCCCGAGATTTTATGCTCAACGCAAGCCCTCTCGGGACTACCCTAATGGACACCTCTACATAACTAGAGGGAGATTGATTGGAGAAATCACAAAATTCGCAGAAGTGATTGTAGTGTTTGTTGATTGCAACACCAACGTTTGACCGGCGAGAGCGGAAAAAGTGGAATATCCGGTCGCCATGACAAAAGTACCGTTGGTTGCGAAAACACCAAAACCAAGAGTGGCAGTGCCACCTAAGAGAGGCACACCAAGAACTGTGCCAACAAGATTAGCAGAGATGACACCAGCATAATCAGTGAGGAAGGTGATGGTAATACCATAAGGACTCCCCACCTGTGTGGTGTAGTTTGCATTGAGATTGCTGGATGGAGCTTCTTGTAATTGCGTATTGCGATCGAGAGCAGAAGAATACACCGCTGAAGTGGCTTGTAGACCCACATTCAACTGAGGCTCTGAGAGGAGGCAAACATAATGAACCCATAGCTCACCTACGACGGCTGTTCCAGCCTGACCATAGGTAGCCACGGTTAAATTGCCAACATCGTAGAACTTAATATCAGTGTTCACAGGAGCTGCTCCAATGCGAACAAGGTAAGTTTTACGGCGTCGCAAATCCCTATCCGGGCAGATGAGATTGGCGGAAACCCACGGACTAGTATCAATCGCGTTAGGTTGGATGAGGAGCTGATTCTTACCGACAGGTGGATTGTCAGAAGCATCATAATCGATAGACATAGCAACAGCACCAGTTGAGGTAGTCGAAGTACGGGGACGGTACTCAAAAGTGAGACGTTCAAATTGATAATACTCAAAATTAGTTGCCACAGAGGACAAATATGGGAACGTCTGCGACTGACCTGCATTAACTGGTAATGTACCGGTACTAAAATTGACACTCCCCGGAATGTCACCAACAATCTCAGACTTAGCAATACGAATAGTGCCTAAGTCATCAATAGTACGGTACTGAGCAGCCAAGTTGCGTGATCGTGAACCGATTGCAGAAGGGGCAAGAACGAATTGATTGCGGCCGTTAGATACAGCGACGGACCGTTTCATTCGATTACCCTTACGTCTGGGACGAGTCGCTTTCTCACGAGGGACGAAGCGAGGTTCAGACGGAACTGTACCCACACTGGCTAAAGGGCCATGTTGATAGGTACCACCCGGTCGAAGCCAGGTACCCGACGGATTGTAAACGTTAGGAGACTGGTAATAGACGGGTGCACCAGCAAGAACTGGTGTTTGCCAAGACCCGTTCACGGTCTTGGACTTACGGCTCAAAGAACCCCTACGCCGACTGGTGTAAGGGAGAGATTTCATAGATTTAGAGAAACGAGACATCGGGCACTTTTATTTCAAGTGGAGACCGATTAAGATATTAAGATGGGAGGTTTCCCCATTGGTGATGGCGCTCTGGATGCGAGTCACGCGCTTCTGACCATTTAGGTAACTGAGTAAAAGATTCAGAAAATTCTTGATTGCTTTCAAGATTAAAAGTCCAAGTACGGAAATACTCCTCCATATCTCGTTGGAGATCCACACCTATGCCAAATGCTGAAGAAAAAGATAACCTAGATTCGGTTGTAATCTCCATAGGCGGCATAGATTGCAAATGTCTGCTGCAAGTCCAAGAATGAGCAGCAATGGCATTCGGGGCGAGGCGTATTTCACGCAAGGTTCGGTGAACAAGAGCAGAATTCAACTGTGTGTTAAGGCGGAATGTCTTAACACCCATTGAGTTCCGAATAAGGCACAAAGCATGTTCCTGTAAGACAGGAACACCATGATGAAGTATATACTCACACAATCCTATTGTAGCGAGCATACGACGTCGGGTCTTAACACTACCAATCCATTTAGGTCCTACCATATCATTAGAAAAAATTTTAAATGGATCACGGATAAACCGCCGACCGGCTGAGGTTAAAATGGGCTGCGATTGGCACCACACCACTTTCTCAATTTCATCAGCTATGTTCTCTATCTTTATTTCATGACCAAAAGATAGGAACAAACCAGGGAGGCGGGATTTTACCATCGCCAAATGCTTGCCCTCAAATATCAACAGAGCGTCATCACCATCTATGAGAGTGTCATAAACAATGGAAAGGGCCTTCATAGCTGCAAGTATCATGAGGAGCATTATTATACAGTTCCCAAGAGCTGTGTTCATATCTCCACTCATACGCT